CGGCTTGCAGCACCGGGTTCTGGTGCTCTCCGAACATCGTGCCGCCACCGAAGTCGGGGTCGTTGAACTGGTCCACCCAGTCCGACCAGCTGGCGTCGCCGCCGTTGAAGGCGTCGGCCAGCTCCTGTACCGACGAGGCGACAGCGCGTCGCCCGTAGTCCAAGATGTTGAGCGGAGCCATCACGGCGCGGAACACGGGGTTGGCCAACACCGCTGAGGCGGGGCGGCGCAACGTCTCCAGCGGGCCCGCCCACCGGCCCGCGGCCCACGCCGCGTCGGCTGCCTCGTCCTGCGCTGGCTTGACCGCCAGCAGATCCTCGAGCCGCGGACCGCTCGCCCCCACCTCGGGGCGACCGAAGTCCGACGGGCGCCGGTTGACCACCGTCGGACGGCGCGGGTTGGTGATCCGACTCGCCGTCCCGGCGTTGGCCAGGGTGCCGGTCGGGCGCACCTGGCGCGTTGGCGAGTAGACGGTGACGCCGCGATTGGCCTGGCGCTGGGTGAGCTGCTCGGTGAGACCGGGCATCAGGCAGGCCTGAGTCCAGCCTGGGAGAGGACCTGGCTACGGGCAGCCAGTTCGAGGTCGATCGGGCGGATGCCTGCCCGCATCAGGGCATCGGAGATGGCCAGGTTGCGACCGAAGTCAGCGCCGTAGACCTGCTCCCGCGCCCGGCTGCGCTGTTCGGCTTGACGGTTCTCGGTCTCGTAGCGGTTGGTCTGCTGCTGGGTCTCGATGCGACGACCGGTGCTGGCGGCGCGATTGCGGGTCTGGGCCTCCTGAGCCCCGCCCATGATGAAGCGCAGGATCGCCTCGCGGGGCAGGTGCCAGCCGCCCCGCCCGCTCGTGCCCCATCCACTGATGCCGCCGCCACCGACACCGCTGCCCGGGGTCGACCCCGTTGACGGAGTAGCGGTGCCGCCACCGCCGCTGGTCGGCGTGATCGTGTTGCGCCCTGACCCGATGTACGTCGCCCCCTCCAGCTGCTCGGCGCTGGGTGGCGTGATCTGGTTGCGCCCTGACCCGATGTACGTCGCCCCCTCCAGCTGCTCGGCGCTGGGTGGCGTGGCCTGGTTGCGCACAAAGCCGCCGTCGCCGCCGCCGACCAGGGCCTGCAGCATCGCCAGGGTGAATGCGGGGTCTGTCGAAGGTGGTCCGCTGACACCGCCCGTTGGCGTCGGATTGCGGACGAAGCCAGTCGACGGAGTGACCGGACCGCCCGCGCTGTAGTCGGGGTTGCGCACAAACCCGGTCGTCGGCTCGGGCTGGGGCGCCCAGCCTTCGACCTGATTGGCGCTGGGCTGCGTTGGCGGCGGCGCAACAGCCTGCGGGCTGGGACCATTCGCTATCTGATTGAGCACCGCCGGGATCATCGGCGAGTTCGACATGTAGTCGGGCAGCAGCGATCGCAGCATTGCCATCACCGCTTCCGGGCTGCCTTGCTGCGGCGCGGGCGCCCCCCCACCGCCCCCACTCGGTGGCGTCGCCTGGTTGCGCACGAACCCAGTCGGTGGCGAGGTCTCGGGGATGATCGGAGTCGGCGGCGGGGGAGCGTTGCCACCGAGTATCAGGTTCTCGGGCATCAGCGCGGTGTTGGGCACGTCCTCCCTCGACGGCGGACCGAGCGGTCCCGTCGTCGGGTTGGCGTACAGGTCAGGGCGCACCGAGCGGGCGTAGTCCTCGTCGCTGAGGTAGGGGTCGCCGTTCTGCTGCTCATAGGCGGCGATCTCGTTGTTCATCGGAGTGAGGGTCTCTTCGAGCAGGGCGTCGCGGAACTCGGGATCACCCCACGTCCCCATGTAGGCATCGAGGGCCTGGCGCCAATCGTCACCCATCAGGCGATCGACAGTGAACTGGTCGGTGGGCAGCGACAGCCCGAGGCGCTGGAACTGCTCGGCCGCGTACGACATCTCGTCGGGCGTGCCCTCAGTGGTCGAGACCTCGGCAAGGACCATGTTGCCGTTCTCGTCCTGGACGTACTCGAGGTTGCGTCCAGGCTGGATGATGTTGCCTGCCGAATCCATCACCGGCCCGAGGTTTCCCGGCTGCGGATCGGTGCGCAGCCCGGTCTCCATGTCCTCGATGCGGCTCGACAGCCAGTCGATGTTGGGGACCGTGATCGTGGCGAGGGGATTGCCCGGCTCCTCCTGCGTCTCGGTCTGGACCTGATTCATCACCGCGGAGATCGTGGGATCGATGCTCTCGGGATCAGCGCCCGCGTACTGCTCGAACATGTCCTCGATCTGGGCGCGGATCTCCGGGCCGGTGAGCGGCGGGTGGGTGTCGTCACCGAGCAGAGCGCGAGCGATGAAGGAGTCGAGCGAGTCCGGGCCAGAGGCCAGCTGGGCTATCCGGTCGCGGTTGGGTGTCGGCACCACGGTGTAGGTGGAGGTGGGCGCCTCGCCGGGGATCGGGTCGAAGGCGTTCGAGCTGAACGCCCCGGGCCCGGCCATCGCCATCGTGATGTAGTCAGCCAGCATCGTCTGCTGGTCCTGCACGGCGTTGGTGGCCGTGGTGGTGCCGAGGTCCTCGGCCAAGGGCGCCATGCCCTGGGCCAGGTTGGACTGGATCGGACTCAGTGACGGCAGCAGGCCGACCAGTCCGCCCATCCCCTCGTTGATCAGGTACTGGATGATGGCGCTGGTCTCGGGGCCCTGTGGCTGGGCGAAGGCGTCGGGCGGAACTGGGTCGTACTTGGCCATCAGACCCCCAGTGCCTTGTACAGCGAGTTGAAGTTGAGGCCGCTGGTCCCAGCCGACTGGGAGATCAGGTCGAGGATCGGCTGCAACCGGGCCTGCCAGTTCGTGGCGTTGGTCTGATAGTTGGCCGTGTTCTGGGTGTTGGTCGTGTCCTGGCGGCGCTGCAGGTTCTCGCGGTTCCACTGCTGCTGCATCAGGCTGTTCTGGTAGCGGCGCTCGGCATCCTGCTGCTGCCATGTGTTCTGGGCGTTGGCCTGCGCCGTCTGCACTCCACCGCGCAACCCGAGGGCCTGGGCGTTGAGCGTCTGACCGGCGTAGTTGGCGTCCATCGGGACCTGGGCCATGCGTGAGTTCTGGCTCTGTTGATCAGCGGCAGCCAGCACCTGCAGCAGGTTCTGGAACGACGCCTGGCTGTCGGCGTTCTGGGCGTTGACCTGCTGGGCGGGCTGGGTCGAGGCGGTGCCGCCGACGGTGCCCATCAGGCCGACGCCCTGAGTCGCAGCCTGCGCGCCCGGGGCCACTTGGGCCTGGGCGTAGGGATTCGAGTAGTTGTTCTGCAGGGTCTGCTGCAGCTGCTGAGAGTTCTGGGTGATGTTGGCCTGGTCGGCAGCCTGGGCCGTGTTGATCTGACCGAGGGCCTGGGTGTACGGCTGAGCGTTGAAGGCGGGCAGGTTCTGCCCCTGGAACGCCGGGAAGTTGGCCTGCTGCAAGGCGAGCTGTGGTCCCTGGCCTCCCATCGCCCGGGCCATCGCGTCGATGATCGCCTGGGTCAGCGCCCCGCCGCCACCACCGCCGCCGCGACCGCCACCACCACCGCCGCCGCCGTAGCTGGTGCCGCCACCGGGGGCGGTGGGGTAGGTGACGTTGCGCCCGGTGGCGATATCGCCCTGACCCGCTAGCCAGGCGTCCTGACCGCTGCGGGTGTACTCGAAGCTGCGGTTGCTTGGATCCGCCGCTACCCAATTCGCCCCGGCCCGTCGGTACGAGCCGGTGACCGGGGTGTCGAACATCCCGGCATTGCCATAGGTCGTCTGGGGCTTCTTGGTCTTCTGCTTCTTCCACGACGGAGTGCTCCCGGACCAAGCCATCACAAACCTCCAAGCGAAGCCCTCAAGGCCTCGATGTTCTGCGCCGCAAAGGCGATGTCACGGGCCTTGGCCATCTCGAGATCGGCGAAGGCGTTGGTGCGTCCGGCCCCGAGCTGGGCGGCAGTCAAGTCGAACTGGCGCAGCGAATCGGTGAGGTCATTCTGTGCTGCTCCGTACTGCTGCTGATAGTCGCCGAGATAGTTCTGCATCGACTGCTGCATCGTCCCCGAGCGCATCCCCGGCCCGAAGCCACGCTGAGCGAACGACGAGGTGAACGTGGGAGTAGCCCGCTTGAACCCCTGCTGCATCAGGTTCAGGTCGCGGTTGCCGCGGGTCTGGGAGAGCGTGCGCCCGAAGGTGTTCGCCGCCATCTGGGCGGCGTAGTTGCCTTCGATGCCGCGGCGTTGGGACTCGTAGTAGCCGGAGTCGACGAGGGCCATCAGAGCACCCTGATGATGTACGACACGGTGAGGTACGGGGGCCGGTACTTGGTGTCGACCGTTTCGACGGGGGCCGGGGTGGTGAACGCGGTGGAGGCGATGGTGGTGGTGTGGGTGTGGGTGGCGGACTCGGTTCCCGACGACCCGGAGTACAGGGGCAGGTCGGCGTTGTGGGCGTGGGAACCGCCGGTCGTCGTAATATCCATGTTGTCGGCGGTGCCGGAGTTGTTGGTTCGGGCCAGCGACCCGGTGCCGAAGGCGGTGGCGTTGGCCCGTGCCGGGATGGCGACGGAGGCGGCGACCGTGTTGTTCGACGTCGCGTCGGAGGGGTGGTCGTGGTTGATGGTGTGGGAGTGGGTGGCGGACTCTCCGCTCGACGCGATGTCGCCGTGGCCGTGGGTGAACAGGTGGGTGTGGGTTTTCAACGGTGGGGTGGTGGTGCCGCCGGTCTCGCCGACGACGTCGCAGTCGGCGTCGGTGGCGTCGACACCGATGATCATCCGTCCGGCCAGGTTGGGAAGCATGAACTCGGAGCCCGAGACGACACCGACGTCGAACCGGGTGGAGAGCACGCCGAACAGGGCGGCGTAAGTGGACCGGTTCAGGGTTTGCCCGGCGCACAGCATCCACGTCGCCGTCCCCCCGCCGGGTGGGGCGACCCCGCCGTAGGGGAGCATGATCCCGATCGGCAGGACGAGGTCGACGTACGCTTTGGTGGCGGCGTGGTTGGGTTGGGTGACGGCCGGGTTGAGGAGCAGCGGGGCTTCCATGCCGAGAGCGCCGTCGCGGGTGATCGTCTCGGCGTTGACGTAGTCGGCGATGAAGTTGTAGTTCTGCCGCACCGGGTCGGCGTCGGCCGTGGTGTCGTTGACGATGGTGTGCGGCAGGATCAGGGCGCTCATCGGAATCTCCTCATCACGTACTTGGTGACGATGGCGTCGATGCCCCATCGTGCCCCAGGAGTGAGCGACGAGATCCGCAGCTGCAACGCCCGGCACATCCCGAAGCTGCCGCCACGGCGGATCGTCGCCCCGGCCACCGCGCCGGTCCCCCACTCGGAACCGTCACCCCAGTCGAAGTCGCCCCACACCGTGCCCGCACCGCCGGAGCCGAGCACCTCGACGATCGACTGGCGGCGGACGTTGACCTCTTCGTAGTCGCGGAACGACTGGACATGGAGACGGTGGTCGGTATCGGTGCGGCGACACACGAAGTCGGGGCGGCGCCACGACTTCTTGCGGGTCGGCCACCCGGCGGTCAGCCACGGCGTCCGGTAGTACGTCTCGAACGGCACGGTGCCCGATGTGCCGTCGGCGAGGATCATGTCCCCATCATCGGTGACGATCGCCACCGTCGACCCGCCCCCCACGGAGGCGCCGAGCACGGCGGTGCCGGTCAGCAGGTCGTCGGCTGCTTCGGGACGTGACTCGAGGGCGACGATGCACGGATGGGTGGTGTCGCGCAGCACGCCGAGCGGACGGGCCTGCGAATCGATGTTGGACCCGGCGACGAGCGGGCCGAGAGCGCCGACACCGGACGTGTAGTAGGTCCATGCCCCCTCGCCGACGGTCGGATCGAACACGAACACCGACGCGTTGTCGACGGTCGGCCCGTCATAGTTCCACGGCACGGTGACCCACAGCTTGCGGGCAGCCCAGCCGACCCACACCAGTTCGGGTTGGATCAGGCTGGTGAACGCCCGGCGCAGCTGCATCGAGATCTCTTCGGGGCGCTCACCGCTGTAGTAGTAGATACCGCCGATGTCGGAGGCGGAGTAGAAGAACACGACTTGTTCGTTGCGGGTGACGCCTTGCGGGCCGCGGGCGCCGATCGTCGAGGACTTCTGCACCAGCTGCCAGCTGTCGGAGTTGTAGCCGTACAGCGCCCACACCGAGTCCGGCTTGAAGATCAGAAGGTGGTCCTCGTAGGACATCAGGGCGGTGATGTGGGAGCCGCCGATGTTGATGTCGAGGAAGTCGAGTTCGGCCCAGTCCCCCTGGCTGGTCGGATGCGACCAGCGGATGCGGTTGGGGTGGGCGACGCCCGCCTCGCCGGTGTACGCCACGAAGGCGTACCCGGCGTGGGCTTCGACCAGTTCGGCACGGGGGAAGATGCCGCCAACTGGTGTGGTGTAGTCGTTGTTGAAGTTGCCGGTCGACAGCGACGTGACGGCAGCCGGGGCGGCGACACCGACCCGGCTCCAGCTGGACAGGCTCCACCCGCAGGCGATGTAGACGGTGTCACCGAACGTGGCGAAGTCGGCGAGGTGGCTGTCGGCCGAGCAGGGGATCTCGGCGTCGGTGAACTCGAAGGCGCCGTCGGTCGCCCAGATGGTGTTCCCGGCGGCGACGTGGATCAGGTCGGTGCCGTCGGCCAACTGGCTGAGATGGGCGCGGCGCGGATCCCAGTCCTCGGGGTCGACGGGGAAGTCGACGTCGGTCGTCGTCGTCCACCGCTCCCAGCCGCGACGGCTGAAGATGCCGCCGAGCGGGTCAATGGTGATGTTCGCCAACTCGGGCGACTCGTTCTCGGCGAGCTGGAACTGGTTCGCCCTGAGGTTCAGCCCGCCCGTGTAGTCGACAAGGTTCAAAGGCTCGAGTCGGGTCGCCATCAGGGAGCCACCGGGGGTCCCCACGCCATCGACTCATGACCCCAGTTCATCGGCAGCCCACCATTGAGCACCAATGGACGGTTGTGGCGCGGGTTGCAGATCGCGCTACGGGCCGACACGAAGCTGGCCTGCCACCGCTTCATGTACACGTCCTCCAACACCTCGTCCTCCTGCTGGGCGTAGCACAGGGCGATGGCGTAGTGGGCGAGCAGGAAGTGCAGCCGAGGATCGCAGTCGGGCACGGCTCCGGCGCCGCCGACCATCCACGCCGTCGGGTAGCGGTAGCCGCGCAGCGACAGCTCACGCGCTCCGTTGGGATCGGGCCACAGACGCAGCGTCGTGCCCCACAGGGTGTAGTAGGCGGGCCAGGTCACCGGCTGGTCGTCGACACGGAAGTTGCTCTCGGCCTGCTCGCTGGAGACCTGGGTCAGCCTCTGACCGGAGGTGGTGTCGCGCACCGAGAAGATCCCGGCCGGGTCGCAGTCGAGGGGCAGGGTGACGCCGGTCTCGCCGTCGGGACGGGTCACCGTCCACGTCGTCTCGAAGAACGGCCAGCGGTTCTCCATCGTGAGGGTGCGGGTGTAGGCCTCGTCGAGGTAGGCATCCAACATCGCGTTGGGCAGCTCTTCCTCATCCATGTCGAGCTGCGTGCGGATGTAGTCACGCAACGTCTGGAGATTGATGATCGCCTCCCCTCGTCCCGCCCGGGCGGTGGAAGACGCAGGTGTTGGTCCCGGCCACCACGCCGACCCGGCAGGTCCCATCCCGACCGATGCAGCCATGAGTACGCCGCGACAGCGGGACCGGTGGCACGAACTCGGCCTTGGGCGGCTTGTAGGGGGCGGTCGAGAGGAAGGCCGGGCCACCGACCGCGGCGTTGGCCGTGCCCGCGCCGATGTGCTCACCAGCGAGCGCCTGGGCCGTCATCCGCTCGGAAGCGAGGGCGCTCTGAGTGGACTTGTAGGGGGAAACGTCGGACATCGAACCTCCAGTCAGGTGCCGGGGGGAGTTGGGGTCCCCCCGACACTCAGACGTTACGCGGCAGCGACGATGCCGGTGAGCTTGAAGTGGCGGCGACGCTGACGCGTGGTCAGGTTTCCGTACGCCGTGATGAAGCTGTACCGGGCATCGACAGCCGACGCCAGACCGGAGGTCGCGTGAGCCGAAGCGATCGACTCGCTCAGCCCCTTGGAGAACGGGGTCTGGGCGAAGTACCGGCTGGAGTGGAACACGAGCCCGACGTACTTCGAGTTGATCCCGTACATCAGCTGCACCGGGCATTCCGGGTCCCAGTACACCGGGGTCTGCTTGAACAGCAGGTTCTGGAACCCGAGGTTCGCCGACCTGGTGTCGGTGTAGCGGACCTGCGGAGTGAGCGTCGACTCGTAGAACTCGTC